GAACAGTCAGCAGAAATCATTCAAGCGCGGGGTCGATGGATTGATCGCCAAAGAGCTCGTCGCAAAGGACAAAAAACGGTGCTGGAGCGTGAAAATGGCCAAAATGGGGCCGGACATGGAGGACAAGGCCGGACAAACGCAAATGTCCTCCAAGAATGTAGGAATATCAGATGGTTAGCAAGTGGAGGACATTCAGCAGGACACAGGACAGCGAGTTGCCGAGTGGAGGACGGACAGGACATCTCTATAGATGTCCGTCCGTCTGTCCTCCTCGGGTTGGGTGTCTCTTAAATGATTGAAATTGGAGACGTTGATCGCATCGCAAAACTGATGGAGTCGCGATGGGGGGTCGAGAGGCTTCCGAGGTTGGTGTCGGAATTTATGCGGATGAAGTTCGAGCAGCAGCGCGATGCGTTCGACGTGGCGATAGAGTCCGGCGACCAGGATCGGATCTCGGACATCGGCGCCGGAATGATCCGTGCCTGGGAAAAGCTGGACGAGGTAGCGCGCGAGCAAGGGCATCGATCTCTGCCTGACACGATCTGGACCGTGAAGCATCCAGGCACCGGCAAGACCATCGGGATCTATAACGGCAACGTTTCGCTGATGGAGCTCCGCGATGTGGCTGATGCCAGCTTCCCGCTCGAGGATCTGGCGAAGTTCATTCCAAATGTGCTCGTAAACGCGCTAGAGGCGTTCCCTGGTAGCGAAGTCGGCGATGTCCGGGATAGGGAGGCACTCGATGACGAAATCCCCTTCTGAGCAGGACGGGAGGCGTTATTGCGTTCTGCCGTTTCGGTGCGTCGATGACGACACGATGCACATGACGACGCTGCGGGTATTGATGGCAATTTGCGTGCACACGAATGGCCACGGGATAGCCTGGCCAAGCCGCATCGCCCTGGCTCAATTCGTGAAGCGGCACCCGGACACGATCTCCAAGCACGTGCAGCGATTGATCAAAGCCGAGTACATCCGCAAGCTGAAGCCGAAAGCGTACCCGATCACCAGGAAGACCGGGCACCATTGGACGACAAACCGCTATCAGGTTCTGTTCGAGGGAGCGAAGACCAAACTGCCGAGCAAGGAACAGTTCTGGGCGCCTCGAGCAAAGGTCGCGAAGGATGATCCGATGCCAACCACCGCCCAGCTTAACGACCAGGGGGTCCGGGGGACGAATAACCAATCCCGTGCAATAGCCCAGGCATTCGCGGCTGGAGTCGCTCGGGCCTCGGGTCAGCACCGGATCGCGGACCAAAATCTGTCAATCGCGGCAAAGCTGGACGCCTCAAACGTAAGCGCAGAGCGGATCCTAGACGTATCGACCCAGATGACCAGGGAAGCGCTCGAAGCCGGGAGATCCGCGCCGCTGACCCTGGAACAGGTTGCCGCCTGGGCTGGATTGGACTAGTTTACAAATGCCAAACGTTCTTAAGGGATATGGAAAAGTGCCAGAAACCGCAGAATTCCGCCACTCTCGGCCCGAAGGAGGCCACCCCCTGCCCCCCACCCCCGCGCTTCTCCTGCCGGGGGGCACACACGAAATTTTAGTGCGTTCAGCCAAATGAGTCGCGACCCAATCGTCAACGCCGTCATCGATCAATTCGAGGCCCGGTCCGATGAAGGGATGCGCCACTACGGCATGAGCATGGCCGCTAATCCTAAGACCCCCCTGCAATGGCTCCAGGACGCGCAGGAGGAGCTTATGGATGCGATCCTGTATCTCGAAGCGCTCCGCGACTCCATGCCCCTCCAGCCCGCTCCTGCGACGCCCCAGTGCTATGTCTGCGGCGGTCAAATTGTCCATGTCGATGACGCGCGGATTTATGGCGGTCCACACGCTCAAGAGTCGAGACTCGCCTGTGTCGATTGCGGCGCCGCTTACACCGTTCACCATGATGAAAGGAAACTGCATGGCTAAGAAAAAAGGTCTGTATGACAACATGAACGCGCGGAAAAAAGCTGGAACCTCGCGCCCTAAGTCTAAATCAACGGTATCGGCAAAGTCATATTCGGATATGAAATCCGGTTTCCCGAAAAAGAAAAAATGACTGACAAGATCTCCGTCCGTAAGGCGCGCGCTGCGCTGAAGGATGACGACGAAAATCTGCGTGAAGCCGTTACGCAGGAGCTAACTGCGCTGGCAGCGTCGGAAATTACTGATGTGTTGTTCTGGGACGAAACGGGACGAGTGACGCTGACCAGCGCAGACCAATTATCGTCGCGTGTGAAAAAGGCGATCAAAAAGGTGAAGGTCACGCCTGGCCGCAATGGCACCAGCATCGAGGTCGAGATGCACGACAAGATTGCGCCGCTGCGGCTCCTGGCAAAGCATACCGGGATGCTCGATGGCGTCCAGGATCAGAACAAGCCAAGCGTTATCGGGATCAATTTGAAGGGACCAGCAGTTACGAATTACGAGGTGATTGAAGATGAGCCAAAGCCAGAAGTGGATATCGGACACGGTGACGAGCAAGCGGAAGGCGATGGGCCTGACCCGTGAACAACTTTCCTGGGATGCAGGTGTTGCGGCGGCGACGATCCGAAATCTCGAACTGAATACCCATAACATCACATATGCCAAGCTCGCGCTGATCGTCGGCGCGCTGGGCATGGAACTTGAACTGATGGATATTGATGCCCCGCAAGAAATCGACTGATCGCTCTCCGCGCCGCAAACGCGATGCACAGACCACGGATGCGCTGACGGAATTCGAGCTCGATTTCTCGCAGTCGCCGACTGTCTGGAATTTCCTGAACTCTGATAATTTTGTGCGCGGGATAATGGGGCCGGTTGGGTCTGGGAAATCCTATGCGTGTTGCGCCGAGATCTTCCTCCGCGCCGTGAAACAGGCACCATCCCCGCGTGACGGGATCCGCCACACCCGTTTCGCCATCATCCGTAACTCATACCCCGAGCTCCGCACGACGACCCTCAAAACGTGGCAAGAGATATTCCCCGAGAATAAATGGGGCGCAATGCGCTGGTCCCCGCCGATCACGCATCATATTCAGCTACCCCCGCGCGGCGATGCTGCCGGGATTGATTGTGAGGTGATATTCCTGGCCCTGGATCAGCCCAGGGACACGCGCCGCGTTCTGTCGCTTGAGCTCACCGGCGCGTTCGTTGATGAGGTCCGTGAGCTCCCAAAGGCGATCATCGATGCGCTGACCTCGAGGGTGGGCCGGTATCCGTCAAAGGCGGACGGTGGCGCAACGTGGCGCGGTGTGTGGATGTGCTCAAACCCGATGGATGATGATCACTGGTATTATCGTTTGGCTGAGAAGGAAAAGCCGGGGAAAGGCGATTGGGCATGGAAATTTTTCAGACAGCCTGGCGGCGTTCATCCTGGATCCGTCGAAGATGCAAACGCGATATTCTCGGCTGGCAAGCACTGGGTGCCTAATCCGAAGGCCGAGAACACGAACAACCTGCCCCCTGGCTATTATCAGCAGCAATTGCAGGGCAAGAACCTTGATTGGATCAACGCCTATGCGGCAGGGCTCTATACGTTTGTCCAGGAAGGCCGCGCGGTCTGGCAGGAATACACCGACAGCACAATGTCCGTCGATTCAATGGAGATCGATTATTCCCTGCCGATCCACATCGGCCTTGATTTTGGCCTGACCCCTGCCGCCGTGTTCGGCCAACGCCATCCATCCGGGCAATGGAATATGTTTTACGAGCTCGTAACTGAAGACATGGGCCTCGAGCGGTTTGGCCAGATGTTGCTGTACGAGCTGAACACCCGTTTCGATAAGCTCGAGCCGCTGATCTGGGGCGATCCTGCCGGGTCAAAGCGCGATGAGATCTTCGAGGTGACAGCGTTTGACCATCTTCGCACCCTTGGCCTTAACGCCAAACCAACGGCGACGAATGACTTTCAGGTGCGCCGCGAAGCTGGTGCCGCGCCGATGACCAGGCTCATTAACGGCAAGCCGGGTTTGCAGGTCCACAAGGATTGCCATCAGCTCCGCAAGGCTCTGACAGGCGGATATTATTTCAAGCGCGAAGCAATCAGCGGCGGTCAGGAGCGCTTTCGCGATAAGCCATACAAAAACAATTCGTCTCATGTCGGTGACGCCTATGGTTACATTTGCTTGGGTGGTGGTGAGCATCGGCGATTGACGCGCGGATCGCACCGCCCTGGCATCAATACCGAGCCGGTGATCGCGAATACGGAATTCAGTGTTTTCTGAAAAAAACCCCCGGCACTGGGCCAGGGGAGTTTCCGCCAGGGAGACGGGAGGAGAACAAGAAACG